AATTAGTGGTTGATGCTACACTGGCGACAAAATCTTTAGTATTTAATATACGAAGTTGATCAGTTATAATTGCAGCCATTTTGCGATAGTTTTTTTACTTATTTATCAAAGATTGTTAAGCAGAATAATTATTTGATTTTAGAGGAGTAACTCTACTTACCACTGCGGATGTAGAGATGCCAGTAAATCCGTTTTGCGTATATGCAGTAAAGGATGTAACTGAAGTACTAGGTCTAGCTCCTAGTGTTATCCTTCCCCATGAGAAACTTCCAAACAACTCACTCACACCTACTCCTGATAAAGAATTGAAACTAGAAACACTAGTTGTAACTCTCGCCACATATGTATTAGCGATACCAGGTACTGAGGTTTGTGCAACGGAAACTGCTGCCACTTCATATACATTATCTAGGAAGGTAGTTCCTATTCCTAATACTGATCTATTTTGATAGATCGATGTTACTCCATTTCCAATATTACTACCAGAAATTGTAAAGTAATATCCAGTTTGAATACCACTAATAGTAACGGCAGTTCCTACTATATCAGTATCCCTTAAGAATGAATTAGTTGGGATGTACATATCAAATACAATACCTGTAGATGCAACACCAACACAAGTTGTACCCACTCCTACGATTTCTCCAAAATCACCTTCATACGTAGAAGAATCATTTATTTCTCTTGTAACGGAAGGAACTTCAATAAGAACTTCAGGAACAGAAGTATTAGTATATCCTGTACCAGGAGATGTAACTGTAATAGCAGAAACTGCATCACCTGTAAGAGTAGATGTAGCAGATGCTCTTGTTGTTGTTCCTAAACCAACGGGAGTACCAATAATAACATTAGGGGCAGAAGTATATCCTGTACCACCCATACTAACTGTAACAGCAGAAATAGTACCAGCAGCAGATACAACAGCAGTTGCAGAAGCCCCCACAATGTTATCTTGGGAAGTTATAGAGATCTTTTGAGTCTTAGCAGAGGTTTGATCTTCATTACTAGGATCAAAGAATGTTCTTACACTTTCTACAAATATAACAGTAGAACCCACTCCAACAGATTGAATAATGAATGTAGTAGGATTAATTAACGCCTCTAACTCTTCACGACTCTTACTAACTATTTGACCATTAATAATTTTATCTGCACCTTGCTTACACCATGTAACGGGTCTCTTACAACTTGGATCACCATTAATACCAACACCATTATAAGCATTAGTATTAACAATATCCGTGGATACAATTTCTTTTACCAATCTCTTATCTTGTTCTATAGAATTAGCACAGAGATCAGAATTCCTTGTAATTTGAAGAGTATCTCCTTCTTTAACTGTCTCTAATATTTCAGTAAATGTAACATCAACATCACCACTTCCTTTATAGAAGAGAATCTTACAAGTATCACCTGCGAATGATCCATCTGTTTCACGTCCTTTAGGAGCCTCAGCAAATGTTAATATACTTCCATTTGTAAGAGTATAACCATCACCAGGTACTTGAAGAGTGTCGTTAAGGAAAACAAGAATAGTAGACTGAACATCAATATTAGATCCCTCTCTTGCTCTAATAGTAATTGGAGCACCATCCTTTTTAAGAGTAAATATTCTCTTACTTCCATTAAATTCACTTTGAATCTTATCAAGAACTTCTAGTTGTCCAAATGTCCATCCAGCAAATGAATCAGTCGCCACATCCTGAATGGTAATCTGGAATTCCTCAAAAGTAAGTGAAGGATCGGTAGGAATACCCGTAGTTCCCATCTTAGGAACAGTAAGAACTTGATTATCTTGATATCCATAACCAGTATTCTTTATTTCAAACTGAGTAACACTAGATCCTTGACCTACTACAATATCAACTGTTGCTTGAGTTCCAATTCCTGTGATTCCAGAAGGACTGTATACTAAAGGAATATTTGTATATGATAAAGGATCGTCAATTATAACATCCATTTTTCTATTAACAGTTCCTCCTCTTGAATAGAAGTGAGCCCTTGTAGATATTCCACTGTTAATAGTAAATGAAGTAGTAGTACCTACGGTTAAAACAGAAGAACCACTAGCAGCAGGATCAGTTCCACTTGCTGCACCACTTTCATCTCTAGGAGCAATAAGTGCAGGTTGTGCATATCCTCCAGAAGCATAGAATGTAGGAACAGTAGAAGTACCAACATTTACTGTAAACTGAGTAACACTAGCAACTCCTGTTACAGGTGTTCCCCCATATGCAGGGTCACTTGTTCTTGGATAAGAATGAGTAGCAGCACCATCATCTAAAGCACATGTGAATGCTAATCCACTCAATACTACATTTTTACCACTACCTGTAGCGGAAGTAGTAAGTCCATGAGCAGTAGATGTAGTAACTGTCATGATACCTGTAGTGCTGTCGTATATGGCACTCTGAACGCCCACAGCAGGGAGATAATCACATGTGAATGCAATTCCTGATACTTTGACTTCTTGCCCTACTAGAAGACCGTGGGCTGTCGTTGTAGTGATTGTTGTGATACCAGTGGTAGAAGTATAACCAACATCATAAATTGCTCTAGGAGCATAAATGACTTGACTGTTAGTAATTGCTATTCCTGTGATATGACCATCAGTAATAGCAGCAGTACCAATACCTATTAAGGTAGTTTGAACATTTGTACCAGTTTGAATTGCAACATTAACAACAGTTTGAACTCCTACTCTATATCCTGATCCACTATTACCAATACTAATAGAAGAAACAGTTCCTGCACTAGAAACAATTGCAGTTCCACCAGCAGCTACAAGTGGTTGATACCCAAATCCTCCTGTAGAACCAACTGATGCAACTACACCACCAACAGGAATATTAGAATTATTAGGATCACTTGCAAGAGAAGATGCTGTTCCTGTAAAGGTAATAGTAGTAATTCCTGAACCTTCAGATAAGATATAATCTTGGTAAGTAGATAATCCACCAGTAGGACCTTGGAATATACCATTTACAAGAATGACTCCGTTATTTGTAGAAAATCCTACAGCATTTGAACCATCTGATTTTAAAGTGAATGTTTTACCAACACCAGTAAATCCTTCGGAGATATCATCAAAAATTTGGTTTGTTGCATAAGGTCTATTACTACTATCGGCAGCTGCCCTTCTCATAAAGGTTCTTCCTTGGAATGTAGAGAATGTAGTAATTCCTACCCAATCCCTATCATCAGGTTCATTAGTTGTAGAACTTATAGGTGATGGTCCTTGAGGTGCAGTAACAAAGTTAATAGTATTATCAACAATATTATAATCACCCG